AGATACTGTAAGATGGCTTATTAAAAGCTGGTCTTTTAAACCAGCTATTAATACAATGAGAGATGTAAAATCTGGACTTGAATTACCTATGTTTGTTGAGTTCAAGATAGACTTGGAAACTCAGACTATTCTTTCGAATTCCGATATGAATAAATTACTTGGTTGATTTTATGCGTTCAAATGGGGACGCAGCATCAGCATTTTTATTTCTATCTCTTACACCAGGTGCCAAGACACGATACCATTGTGCTCTTGAGTATGTCTGGTCTAAGCAACAAGTAATTTTAAAATCACAATATAATGGTGTAGGATTTTTGTTAGGTGAAAATTCTTCCGAATACTTATATTCCCAGTTACTTATATAGACAATTAATGGATTGTCTTTATTAAAAAATACATTAGGATATAATACAAGATACCATAATTTTTCACCAAGACCGTTTTCTTTATTAAAACGTCTAAATACACGCATGGCATCATATTTTCTAACGACTGATTGTCCTGTTTTATCTGCTGTTGCCTCTAATGTATTTAATGTCTCATATATTGTTTTTGCCGCAGAATCACGGAGTGGGTCATCATATATATCATCATTTTCTGCTAATGCATCATATTCAGCTTTAATTCCGTCAATTATAGGATGAACATCTGTATTGCTACATGCATCTTTTATTTTAGTAAAAATTTCATTAATATCAAAGTCTTTAATATCAGCAGATGTTACTGTTTTTAAAGCTTCAGGACTTGCCATCATATTTTTCCAAGCGCCAATTTTTTCTATAGTACCTGTTTTATTAAACGATGTATGATGTAATATATCTAGTCTGCCATTTGTATTTAAAATAACTATAGAATAGCGTGCAGCTAATGGAACAGCCGCATCAGTCGACGCACCGCCAAAGAAAGATGTAGAATTATCTATATCAGTGCCAACACTTATAGTAAACGATATATTAGTATTATGTTTTGCATTATAGTTAGATACGGCAGTAGGTATTTTTGTATTAAATTTCGATACCTTTTTACTGACTTTATCATTTTCTTCTTCAAATTTGTCGCGTTCTGATCTATTATCTTCATTAGGCTTGACTAAATTTTTAAAAAGTATAGTACTGAACTCATTGCCAGTATATCTCATATTTTTCAGTGCACGACCGATATTTTCAAATGCATTTTGCATTGAAAATTCATTTGATGCATTAAGTGTTGCATAATTTTTTAATGCATTGATCCATGATTGTGAAGAACTTTGACCTAACTGGTCTGATGCATAAATTCTAAAACTTAATTCAATATTTCCTGGTTTATATCCAGCATAAATTTTCTTTGTCCATGTTCCAGCTTTTATTAGGTTTTTAAATGAACCATCTGCGCTACCAATCATTGAAGCAAATTGCATAACGTCACTTGTCATAAACGACATTAACTTGTCTTGCCAGTCTGCACCAGGACCATTTTCATAGTCTACAGATATAGAGAACTCTGGCATTTCATTTAATAAACCGGTAAGTATTACTAAATTGCCATTTTCGTCAGCGGGTGTAATAAGATGGAATTTAGAAATACCTGTCTTGGAATCTGTTCCATAAGACGGACCGTTAAATTCTGCTACTATATTTTTATCTGCATTTGCCATATTACTTACTTATTCTTCTTGCAAAACAACCAGCGATTTGTCCATTATTTGATACATACGGAAGCCTAAAAGCTATTGCATTTCTTTCAGGAAATGTTTCAACTTGTGTATTTGCTCTATCGATTTTAATAGGAACCCAGAATTCAATAATATCGAAAATTGTATTTGTATATAGGCTTACATTATCAAAGTTCTGAAATAATACATCATAAATTGGAGAACTAAAACTTAAATTGAAAACGCGTTCAAATTTTTCAGTCAACAATACATTTTCAATCATCTGGTCAAGAGCAGCAGCTCCCCAGAGTTCAGTTGTCTCGTTACTACCATCAAGGTCATAATATTCTTGGTTGATAGTACCTGTTTCATGCTTTATAAAATCTGGATTAGCACTTAGTTCTAACATATATTATTTCCTTTAGCATTTTACGTTCGTATTGCCTACATTGTGCGGAACGCCACAAATTACACAGTTAGGGAAGTTATTGATGAACTGTTTTGCAAGGTTACGACCAAGTTCAATCATATTGTTCTTACTGTCAATAATTACTTTTCCTGTATTTGAAATTACTTTTGTTTCACCTTCCGTATTGATTTCAGTATTACCTTTGACATTAATTTTAATATTACCTTTTGCATCCATACCTTCACCAGTATTGACAACAATACTACCGTTCTGGTCAATAACGAGCATTAAACCAGTTCTGTGTTTAAAAACAGTTTCACCAGTTTTTCTATTTAATGTAAGGTATTCACCATTATCAGTTTCCATAAGAACCATCTTAAATGGATAGTCTTCGGCTTTTCCTGTAAAATGGCCTTTCTCCATGCTTTTAGCTGTCGCGACGGTAAATGCCACAGAATCAAAAATCGGTTTCTGAATATCGCCTTCGTCGAAATAACCTCTAAGAATAGTTCCGACTTCTGGAATAATGAAATTACCATTTGTTCCACCAATATAAGATATATCGGGAACAGCCCAAGGCACTGCTCCAGTTGCAAAGTCATCGTAATAACCGAATATAAGAATTTTTACACGACCTAATTTTTCTGGGTCATTGTTATCAATAACTTTACCGGTCCAACGTGTAGTAGTGCTTTGCTCGAATTTTTCATACGTTCCTTGTAAGGTCTGGTCTAAACCTTTACCGATATCTTTCATCAAGTCATTAAGTATTTCGTCTGTAGAAGTTTCCATATATAAACCTTACTGTGTATTTTTAGATTGTTTAACTTCGTTCACGCCATTTATACCATCGCTTACACAAGTTGCTAGTATAGTATATTTACTAGACGTATAGAAGGTATGAGTAAGACCGGCAACAAGATAATCACCTGCGGCAATCGTCTGCTGATTATTTACAGTTGCAGGGTCGATAGAAATTCTTTGACCAAGTAAAATGCACGGATTTCCATTAGGGTCAACAAATGGCTGATTGACCGTATCGATTGTCATGAATACAAACTGCTGATAGAAAGCACGTTTAATACTTTCATGGTGCATAGGTGCATAGTCATAGTATTCATGTGTTTCATTAAAATGGAAAGCAGTTGTATTATATCTTATATTTTCTAACTGTGTTTGCGACTTGTTACTGATAACACCAAGACGCATTTTTCCATCTTTACCATTATCATGAAATTCTTTTTGTCTAAAACAATTTTCATTTATAGAAGGCTTGCCTCCTACTAATACTGACTTTGTAACCATAACTGGAAAATCGTCAGGACTTACTTTTTCCAGATTATATGGATTAAAAATTTTTGCTTTGATACCATAACCGCCCTGGTTCTGTAAGAAACCAGCATTGGCATAACGTAATGATTCATAAGTCTTATATGGAGAAGGCTTTGTATTATCAGATACACCTTTTGTTTCATCATGTAATTTCTGATATTTGGAAAACTGTATGAAATTACTTACAGTGGCTGCATCACATAATGTATTCAATGATGTATATGTTACAACGCCATTTTTATCTACAAACATTAAAGGCATATCATCATTAGCAATCCATGCGTGCGAAACAATTTTTTGGGCAAAATCAGCATGACATAATGAAGCATTTAGCCAGGGCATGCTATCATTGGTGGTAATTGTTATAAGGCCACATTGTAAACCAGCATGTGTAACACAGGCTCTTAATACTTCTGCACTTGTAAATCTTTTACTTGTATTTAATTCAGTTCCGCTATCATCTTTAGGCCATACAAATATATCATTTAAATATTTTTCAGCAGCAAATGTGCACTTGATAGAATAGTAGTAATCATTATTATCTTGGTCTAATGCATGTTCAATAGACTCAATTATAAATTCTGCATCTATATACGGTTTTACATCTACGCCGGTTCCAATATTTGGCGTAATTGTCAAGAATATACTGTTGCCAACTTGAAAACCAACATTATGAAAGTATGTACCAATGTCATTTATTTCAAGTGTCATTGATGGTAGGCGTTGGAAAAAACTTTCATGGATAAGTATCTTTCTAACTTTATCGTTGGATATGGTAAAGCCATGGATAGGATCCTTATTGCCATAGACAATAAGGATTGTATTTTCTGGAGAGGCAACGACATTTCCTGCCAAACCAGCTTGAGCAACATCTCTTTCTTCTACCTTATCTGCCATTAGATACCTATTGTAAATCCGGTTTCACCTTCGAACCAGCTAGAAAGCTTTACGCCATTATATGTTACTACATTATATGCATCTTGCGGTGTTTTCGGGAATGCACAGCAACAGAAACCGATGTCATTTGAAAATACCATGAATGATGCTTTCTGTTGAGTCATATATGTTTCTAACTGTTGTGCACCTGCAACTTCAAATATATTCGGTTTAATCTGATATAGTTTTTCATATTTACTGGCAATATTTGTATCAGGTTCATTTAAATTCTGTAATCTTTTCAATACTTCTAAAAGTTTATCAGGTTGTTTCTTCAATAGTTCGTCAAGTTTTTTAGCAATGTCTCTGTTAAAATTATTACCTTCAACATTTGTATTGAATAATCCGAAAATAGAAAGTAATAAGCTTGAATTCATCTGCTTATATTGATTACCATAACCTGAAAGATTTGACCTGATGCCTTTAAACTCTGTTATTTGACCATTATCCATATTACGCAAGTCACCTCGGCCATTGCAAAAACCTATATTGGAATAGCAGCTTGCAAATAGGAATTCA